CTTTTAATATCGCATCTTTATATGTCTCCGCTACTTGGTGTAATGATTCATCGAGCAATGATAAATCCAATAGCCCCGGACATTTGGTCTCATTCATGTAACAATATTGACATCCTTTATTACACACCAATGACGGGTATATATCAAAATTGATCAAATCTCTTGTCATAAAATCCCATCCTCATATCGAATGTTTGTGAATATTTGATATAGTTTACACTGATGATATTCTGGAATCGGAATATCTCGATGAATGGAGGTGCATTTGAAGAAATATGGACAATCAACACATCCGATCCCATGATCTTTTGCTCGTATTAATTCATGATTGATCAATGATATGGCTTCTTCATATGTATCAAAAAATGGTATTTCATCCACTTCCATTACATTGTATATGTTTGGGGATGATATTGTAAATTGTAAATCGGGTGTCAATATGAGAAGATCCACAGATTCTGCATCATGATGCGGACTAATCGGGGGTGGAGGATTGTACATCGATGTACCAAACGTTCTACGAATTTGTTGGAATGTTTCATGGATTCGTTCGATGTTATCGATTAAAAAATCTTTATATGCAATAACATCATCAACCCGATCCATCTCCATTTTCCCATGAAGAAATTCAACTTCAATCGAATCAATATATTCCGTATTCTGCATATAGATATTCCATACTTTTGCAAATTGCGCATCCGATTGTGCAAGAAGAATATATGTGAGATATACATTCGAATGCAACATCGATAATTTATACTGCAACTCATTCATATCCATGTCGAGCAATTGTTTATGGCATGTAATCGTTACACCGATCTCTTTTGGAATATCACGCAACGTTTCCGGTTTGCATAAATTTGTCGCAATATATGATCGAACGCCCTCATGTCCCAATACCATAGCACACATTTCATTGATGTATGATTTTGGCAATAATGTTGGCTCACCTCCAAGGATTGAAACGATTCGACCGCGTTTCGCATCCGATGGAAGGGTATATAATATTTTATCAATTTTCTCAATACTTGGTAGTGATGTATTTGTATAATATTTCCATAGAGGCATTGAATAACAATAGGAGCAATTGTAATTGCATGCCATCGATGGACAGATTTCGATGTTATGATTTAATAGTTTCATCCATATACCAACTTTCGCATTGCATTTGGATATCCGTCGCAATGAGAATTTAATTTCATTGATGTGAAACAGCAACCAAGAAATTCGCAATCGCGACAATGTTCATTTTGCATGAATGTTTGTAAATGGAACTTGATATCCTCCAAACATTCATCAATTGTATCAAATTTTTCCGTTGCCCATATATGACTAAATCTTCCATTGGGCAATAAAATCAGTGTATAATCAATGATATGATCAAATAGCCGATTGACATTATGTCGATCCTCAAATGATAATGGTACGAGATTTCCAGTCAATCGGAATTTGGTATTCGTTTTACATAAATCGACAATTTGTTCCATTTGCTCTTCTGATGGGGAATGTAACCCCGAATCGTCAAATGGTATGACCGGGAATAAATGAATATTTTTTACATTTCCAAATGTAGAGATCTTTTGCAATTGTGGGATCCCGATGATATCGAATAATTCTTTCGATATCATCGTATTAATCTGGACATCTCGTCTACAATTAATAATATTTTTTAATGTTTGCATATGATTTTCCCGATAATGAAAATCATAACTAACCGTCAATTTCACAAAATCCGGAAGATTTAGGAATGTATTTAAATCATTGGAACCGTTCGTAATTACCTCGATACTAGATCCATTTTTGGATAACGCACCAATGATTTCTGACATATACGGCTTTGGTAATAGACTGACTTCTCCACCGAGGACAACGCAATTTTTGAAAAGGTTTGGATATTGTCGTATCAAATCGTTGAGTTGATCGATGCGTAGTACATTCGATATATTTGGTAATAAATGACGATTCATACAGAAACTGCAATTCGTGTTGCATTGAAATGATGCATATACAATCACATATTCACCAACTTCCGCAATATATTTTCAATTGAAACAATATCAATCAAAAAATATTATATTTTAGGAGGAGAACTATTCTCCTCCTAAAAATCTCAATACCAATCATAGATGACTTCGATTAATATACTTAAATGTTTCCTTTGGGAAAGAACATCCGGTCTCATCAAACGGAATGGATCGGCAACCACCGTTGCAATATGTAAAATAG